CTTGCAGCTCTATCACTGTTCAAAAGTCCTGTCCTAGATTTTGATGAACAGTTTGTTACAATCAAAGAGGATAACAATCCTAGCAACTCTTTGAAGTATTTTTACTCTGATCCATCTGTGGTGCAATCACCATCTAATAGCATAACCATGCCATCTGAGGAAGTCACCTTTGAACTATCAAGTAATGACTTATCTAAAATGAAAAGGGCGTCAGCAGTTATCAATGCACCAGACATGACACTTGAGAGAACTGGTGGTGTTTCATCATTAGTCGCAAAAGACAAAAAGAATGACACTGCAAATAATTATTCATTAGATGTAAATACTAATGGTAATGGTGAGTTTAAGTTTTTCTTCAAAGTGGATAATCTAAAACTTATGGATGGTTCTTATGATGTTTCTATATCATCTAAGAATATTAGTCACTTCAAAAGTAAAAATACTGAAGTAGAATACTGGATTGCACTTGAACCAGAATCAACATATTCTGCTTGATTGTGGTGATATATTATGGAAACTTTTTTATGGGTCGAGAAATATCGACCAAAAAGTATTGATGAATGCATTTTACCAGAAGATCTAAAAAACACATTCTCTGAGTTTGTAAAAGACAAACATATACCTAATCTAATATTATGTGGTTCTGCTGGTGTTGGTAAGACCACAGTTGCAAAAGCAATGTTAGATGAGATAGGTGCAACATCTATGATGATAAATGGTTCTGAGGAGTCTGGTATTGATGTCCTCAGAACTAAAATCAAAAACTTTGCATCTACTGTATCTCTTGAAGGTGGTAGAAAATATATCATACTTGACGAGTCAGACTATCTAAATCCACAATCAACACAACCAGCCTTGCGTGGTTTCATGGAAGAGTTTCACAAGAACTGTGGTTTTATTCTTACTTGTAACTTCAAGAATAGATTGATAGACCCACTTCACTCTCGTTGTAGTGTGGTGGACTTTGTGATACCGAATAGTCAGAAACCAACACTTGCAAAGAGTTTCTTTGGTAGAGTGCAAAGTATTCTCAAAGATGAAAGTATAGAGTTCGACCCAAGAGTTGTTGCAGAACTTATCAACAAACACTTTCCAGATTGGAGAAGAACACTTAACGAACTACAGAGATACTCTGCGTCTGGTAAGATAGATGCTGGTATTCTAGTCAACTTATCAGAGGTGAATATAAATGAACTTATCAAATCACTCAAGAACAAAGAGTTTACAAATGTTAGGAAGTGGATTGTG